GTTTTTTTTTTTTGGCTCAGAGGTGCTAGGCAGCAGCTCTGAAGGGGATTCTCACCCCAAGATCTGGTTAACCAATGGTCAACCAGACAGCGGCTTCAAACCGCTGCCAGCTCATGTCGGTCATGAGCAACCTCCTCGGTGGATCCCACGAAGGGGCCACTGAGGACTTCGTCCGGTATCGCACAACCTCTTGCCTAGAGGTTATGCAACCCGACCGTATGTGCCCAGAAAGAAACGATAGATGTAACCCGGATGGGTTCCAAATACGTCGATTTCTGTGTAAGGACCCTTCATCTTCAGCTAGGATTCGACGAGGTACGGACTCCCACCTTCGATATTTAATCGACTGTGTGTGTCTGTCTTGTCTCATCCTATCAACAAGGCTGAAAGGCACCTTAAGGCCGGCATCATCATTCTCCCGAAACGGTACAAACTGTTTCGGAATCGAATGGTACAAGCGTTTACAGGTTCTAACTAAATAGATACCCGTAACCGCAGTCCACTGATGTAGTCGGTTTAGCACTACGACGCGGTCCTGTATGGTGCGGAGTGTCTTAACATAGACACCCCGTATGAGGTTTCCCTCAAAGAAATCACCACCGCAGGATTCGCGGAACGTACCCTCGTTAAAGGACTTAGCAGTATTAACGGTAAAACCAAGGAGCCTCAAGAGACGGTTTACATCACCCCACAGTTCTGTGGGTATTATGATGTCGTCCCCGAAAACTCCGAAGTTACCGGTTTGTCCACCACGATTAAACTCAGCACGAAGCTGAGTCGAATCGAAGGCGGCTGCTACGATACAGCCGAATATGGCAGTCTGTAATGGGAACGTAAAACCGTTACCCATCGTGGACACCATATTGAGGCTCGCTTGCTCACCATTCGGTAGTGTCACAGTTTTGCTGCGGGTGAGTTCTAACCAGCTCAAAGCATTAGCTGGGAGAACAGCCCTCAACATCACCATAGACACCGAGTCGGACGCCGATTCCAGGTCGATTGTAGAAAATCTACCTGTCCGGCTACCAGACCGCGCAAGCTCCTTGTTACGTTCTGCTTGGTCGCGAATATCAATACGGAAGTATTGATTTAGACGCTTCTCAATCAGTGAACCTATCCCCAATTGATAAAACATATTGAGGGTAGGCTCTGTACACGTAACTCGGGATATCGTACGCTGCTTAGGGACGAAGCCGAGGCGACAACCTGGTACTACATTCTCACTCCCGTATGTTGCTGAGCGGATAACCTCCGCATTGCTCCAGTCAGGGAATTGATCAATGTAGATCCGATACGCTCGGTAGAGAGCCTCACTTGTACTGGTAAGCTTTGACGAGAACAGCTTTGTATAGCTATCCGTGCCAACACTTCCCAGAGATGCGCCACTTCCGTTCCTTCCCTCAGATAAGATCTGTGAAAAGGATGAAATTAACGCATGGTCTGCGGACGGGTAGAAGAACCTATGAAGGTGCTTCTTAAAGGAGCCGAAAAGCTCCTCCTCGTGCGCAGATACAGGTGAATACACCCAAGTTCCACACCGCTCATTTGCGGATAGGAACTTACGTAAGGCACGCTCATCAGCCTCTGGCTCGGTCTCATCTTTGAATTTCTTCAAGAAAGACTTTGCCAGTGACAGACAGGCGTGCTGAGTGGGTGTAATATCTGGCCAGACTTCCACGTCGCGCTGATGAACTAAATCATCGTAAACGCTACGCGGGAGCTTGGTAGATAGGTCCTCAAGCAGGTCAAGATAAAGAACGTAAGGCTCAACGCGCATAACACTCCTCCTCTTAGCTGTAAGTCCTGTGTACCTCTACTTAGAGGTTGCTTGCAGTATCTGCATAGCTGCAGTGTCTGCAAACGGCTGTACAACCTTCACCGGGTTTATCCCGAGGAAGATAAGCAGCCACAGGAACCATGGGTTCTTCAGGATTTTATCCCTGAACTCATTTGGGTTTCTCATTATGAGATCCTTATGAGACCGGCTTAAAGAACGCCGGTGTTCACCAGGTCGCCAATCCCGGAAGCTTGCCCATAAAGGGCACCGAGATGGGCGCTAACAGCCGCACGAACGTTAGCAAGGTCATACAACTCGCCGCCTGCCGGTACCTCAATGGTTGAGGTAATCTGCACTAAGCGCGTCGTATACAAGCTATCAAGGTATACACCCTTACGGGTAATAACCTTGTACACGTTCATGGGCGCACTCGTCACTCTGCCATCCTTATCCAAAGTCCGCTGCTTCAAAGCAGTAGGCTTAAAGATAGAGATAGTGAAGGGACGAGCAGCCAGGCTAGCGGTAACTTCAGGAGGCTGCGTACCACCAAGGGTGGAGACAGCCCACTGCTTACCATTAGCCGACGGGGGAGTGTCAGCAGCACAGGTGAACGTCGGAGACGTAAAACCTGTCATGTTGGCACCCGTGACACTCGCGAACGAAATAGCCATGATGGCTCCTTTGCGGGTTACTAGAAAGGCAAGAGACGAGTATGCGCAGCACCTAAGGCAAGAAGGTTAGTCCACTTTATGGACGAGCCC